GACCGAGACGCTGCCCGCCACCGGCCGCGTGATCGCGCGGACCTGCGGATCGCCGGTGCCGTAGCTTTTGACGAGCGCGAAGCTGGTCGCGACGCCGTCGCCGGTGCCGAGAGTCTGGTCGCCGTCCGAGCCAAAGTCGAACGGATCGCGGAAGCGAAACGCGCGAGCGGCGCCGCGGCGTGCCCGGAAGAAACCGATCAGCGTCGCGATATCTGTTTCGGCGCGCACCCCCGGCCCGGCATCGAAGCGCAGCCGGGCGTCGGCCCAGTCGGCATTGCGCTGCTCGACACCCGCCGCGGTCGTGACGATCGCGGTCGAGAAGCCGGGCGTGGCGCTTGCCTGCGCGCCGAGCGCCAGCGGAAAATCGACATCGTCGAAGGCGTTCAAGGCCCCCTCCCCCAGATCGAAGATTGTGAAGCCGTCGCGCGCCACCTGCGGCAGCGCCCAGACGAAGATCCGCGGCACGCCGCGCGCACGGGCCTCGGCCGCCGCGTCGGCGATGCGCGCCCACTCGGTCGCGGCATCGGGCGCGTTGAGCACGAAGCCCGTGAGATAATCCTGCTGCTCGGGCGGATAGCCAAGCCGCGCGGTGGCGGTCGCGGCACCCCGTGCGGAAGCACCGGCGTCGCCCGCGAGCACGAAGTCGTAATCCTCGAGCTGGAGTCGGTCGAACGCCGGGCTCGCCCAGCCAACGGGCAGATCGGCGCGGCGAAGTTCGGGGCTGTCGGCGGCGAGCACGGTGGGCAGATAGGCGAGCAGCAGCGTCTCGGCGTCGGGCGCCACGACCTTCACCGCAGCCGCGATCGCCGCAGTCGAACTCGCGAGCAACGCGCCGGCCGCATCGAGCACCGCGGTCTGCGCGGGCGTCAGCGTCCCCCTGACGCTCGCCACCGCATCGACGCCGGGCCCGAGCGCGGCTCGCGCCGCATCGTCGTGAAGGCAGATCGTGCCGTCGGCGCGCACCCACCACCAGGGTTCGCCGAGCTGGAAATGCACCCGCCCGACTGCCTTCGCCATTGTCGCAAAAGTGGTCGCTATCGTCTTGAGATAGTTCATCGCGCCGGCGCCGCACGGCGACAGCAGCGTCGAGGGTGGCACCCAGCCGGTCAGCGCCTGCACGCCGTCGGGTCCGCGCTGCTTCCAGTCGTTCCAGACATGCTGGTCGAGCAATTCGTAGGACATCGACAGGATGACCTCGAAGCCGAGCGCGGTCGCGCGCGCCAGGAAATCGCGGTGCCAGGCGTCGGCGGCGACGTTGAGCACGCCGCCCGCCAGGCTGATCAGGTGAAGCCCCGCGCCCGCATTCCATTCGAGCCGGAAATAATGGCTCATCCCGACATAATGGTCGATCGCGCCGCGATAGCCGAGCGCGACGATCTGGCGCAGCATCCGCGCGGGCGTCTGGTCGTAGGCGTCGTCATAGCCGGTGGCGATGCACAGGCCGTGCGGCGGCACGAGCCCGTCGCCGATCGCCAGCGTCGAGCCCGCGCCGTCGCAGGCGATGGCGTCGATCTCGACCCAGGCCTGGGCGGATGCGGCAAGCTCGCCGTCGGCGCCGGTATAGCCCGGCGGCACCAGCGAGACGAACATCCGGTCGACGTCGCCCGCCCACACCGGGTCCGCCTCGCCCGGCAGCAGGAAGCCACCGTCGAGCTTGTCGAAATCGATCGATATTCGAGCATCCTGCGCGTCGCCGCTCGCATAATTCCATAACCGGACGAACCAGCTGCGCGCGGTGCCAGACGCGTCGCGCCCCTCGATCGTCAGCGTCGGGCCGTTGATCGCGTCGAGCGGCATCAGCCCGGACGATTGCCAGTGGAAGGCGAGCGTGCAGCCGCGATAGTCGCCCGCGGTCTCGTAGCGCAGCAGCGGATGATCGACGCTATCCGCCGACGCCCAGATCAGCCCGGCGAGATCGTCGGTGCGGTAGAACACCGCATCGACGCGCATCGCCTGCGGACCCGTCGTCGTCACCGCCGCCATCATCGGGCGCGGGAAATTGACCGTCCAGAATCGCGGATCGAAGCGCTTGACCCAGCCCGTCGCGCGTTTCTGCGCGCGCGCCGCGTCGGCGTCGGCCGCCAGCCACCATCCGATGCCCTGGCCCATGCTACCGCTCCGCCTGCGCCAGCGCGCGATTGACCGCGCGCGCGACCTGCCGGCTCGATCGTGCGAGCGCCTGCGGTTCGGTCGCGGTCGGCGCATTGATGCTGATCGCGACGTTGACCGCGCGCGGCGCGGCGCCCGACGCGGCGGGCGCGACGCTGCCCGCCGAGGTCGGCACGAACAGCTCGGGGCCCTGCTCGCCGACCATGTAGGGCCGGCCCGGCGACACCGGACCGCCCGTCGCGCGACCGGGCAGGCCGAACAGCGACCCGATCAGGCTCGTGCCCGCCGACAGCAGCCCGCCCCCGCTTCCGCTTACCCCGCCGAGCAGCGACGACAGGCCGCTCGTCACCGCCTGCGCCGCGATGTTCGAGAGGACGGCGAGCGCGGTCTTCTCGAGGTCCGCGAAGCCGAGCTTGCCCGATGCGATCGCCTTGGCGAGGCCCGCCTCGATCAGGCTGCCGGCATTGGCGGCGCCGCTGCCGAGCGATGTCTGCAATGACGCCTGCATCGTCGCGGCATCCTGCGCGAAGCTCGCGGTATCGGCGCGGACACCGACGAGCAGCGTCTCGATCGTCTCATCCATCGGGATATTGCTCCTTGAGGCGCGCCAGCGCGGCGGCATCGGGCGGCGGCGCGGCACTCGCGCCGGGAGACGCGAAGGCGGCGAGTACGGTCTCGAGCTCGGCCGGCGTCGCGCGCCAGAACTCGTCGGGCCGCCAACCGGCGATCGCGCCGGCGAGACCGGCGAGGCGGGCGGCGGCGGCGGTGAAACTGGTCATCATCCGTCCCTCTCCTCTCCCGCTCGCGGGAGAGGGGCATATCCTCACAGTCCCTTGATGATCTGCCCGAGCAGCACCTGGAGCACCGGGGTGAGCACCGCGATGCCGAGCTGGACGACCTCGTCGCCGAGCGTCTGCTGCGTCATGTCGCCGGGCCTGTCGACGAGGCAGTGGAAGATCAGCGCGACGGTGTCGGCGAGCGTCAGCTTGCCCGCCGCGGCGGTCTCGACCAGCGCGAACAGGGGGCCGACCTGCTGCTCGGCGGCGACCAGCGCGGCGAAGCTCGGGCGCACCGTCATCGGCTGGCCGGCCAGCGTCAGCGTCGCCTCGCCGCGCGCGGGGTTGGCGGGGGCGGTCGTGTCGGGCGCGGTCACGAGCTTGCCACCGAGCCAGAGGATTCGAGCGCAACCGTATAGGATCGCTCGCCATTGAAGTCGCCGCTATAGTCGAGCTTGGTCAGCAGGAAGCGACCCTGGATCGTGCCGCCGCTGGCGAAGCAGAGCTGATAGTCGTCGAGCGTGCCGGCGAGCGCATTGGCCTTGAGCCGCGCCTCCGCCGCCGACCCCGTGAACACGCCGCTGCCTGCGACCGACACGCTGCGCGTGCCCGCGCCCGACAGCAGCTCGCGCCAGCCGCCGCTGTCCTTATTGGTGATCGTCACCAGCTCGCCTGCGATGCTGAGCATTGTGGTGCGCAGCCCCGCGACGGTGGCGAAGACGGGCGGCGTGCCGCCGTCGCCGATCTTGAGCAGGAAAGCACTGCCGGCTTCTGCGGACATAGCGATTCTCCTTCTTGAATGAATAGTGCCCCGGCGAAAGCCGGGGTCCAGGGAAGCAGGCGCCACGCGTGCGGCTCTGGGCTCCGGCTTTCGCCGGCGTACGATTCAGTCCTCCAGCGTGCGCACGCGGTAATCGAGGCGGCCTGCCCACGGCCCGTCGGGGTCGCGGACGACGCGCGCGCGCAGGAAGACGAGGCTGGCGATGGCATGGCCGGGCAGCGCGCGCGGCATCGCCTCGATCGCATCCTGCGCCTGGCCGAGCAGATCGTGCAGCCGCGCCGGGGCCGCGCCGTCGTCCCAGATCGCGATCGAGAGGCGGTGCTCGCGGCCGCGCCGGTCCTTGGTGCTCCAGTCGCTGGTCGATCCGTCCGAGATCGCGACGAACGGGCAGATCGCGGCTGCGGGCGGCCCGTCGTATATCCCGGTGAGTAGCGGCGCGAACGGCGCTGACCGGAGCGTCGCGATTAATGCGCGCTGGAGCGCCTGCGCGGCGGTGCTCATCGCACCAGGCCCGCGAAGTCGCGCAACCGGCTGTCGGTCTGCGCGCGGATCGACAGGGTGCGACCGGTCAGCGCGATACCGTCGTCGGTCAGCACGACCATGACGTCGGTCGGCAACTTGGCGGCGATCGCGGCCGCGGCGCGCGCCTCGGCGCCGGCGAGCGCAGCGACCAGCGCGGGCGACAGATCAGTTATGGCGGTCATCGATCCTCCTCCAGCACGAGCGTCAGGCGGTCGGGCGCGGCGGGATCGGCATCGACCGATCGCACCACCAGCAAGCGCGCGCGCCATTGCAGCCGGTCGCCCGGCACGACGTCGGTGGTGCGCAGGCTCGCCCGCCAGCGCGGCGCGGCGTTCGGCCGGTCGCCCTGCCCCCAAGCGGCGGGCGCGATCGGCTCCAGTGCCGCCCAGACCTCCGCGAGCGTCGCCCAGTCGCCGTCGGCGCCGCCGAGATCGTCGCGGTCGGTGCTGCGGCGCTGGACCAGCCCGCGTTGCGTAAGCCCGCCGGCGAACTCGCTCATGCCAGCCGCATCCGCCGCCAAGGCCGCCACAGCGCCGCGACCACCGCGGGCGGACCCGCATCGTCGGGCGCGTCGCGGTGCGCGAACATGTGCGCGACCAGCCGCACGATCCCCTGCCGTAGCGGCTCGGGCAGCGACGGCCAGTCGGGCGCGAGGCCGGCATGATAGCCGACCCGCAGCCGCGCGACCGCGACCGGACGCCTCGGCCGCACCCAGCCGTCGCCGTTCGCATCGATGTCGATCGCGTAGGCGTCGACCGGCAGCGTCGCGACGACGCCGGCGGGATCGAGCGTCGAGACCGAGACGATCGCGCCGACCGGCGTCGCGGGGAGGCGTTGCCATTCGGGGCTGGTCGCGGCGACGGTGTCGCTGCGATCGGCGACGAACGGGGCCAGGCCGGTGAAGCGCGCGCACAGCGAGATCGCGGCGCCGACCAGCAGGCCGAGCACCGCATCCTCGTCGGTGGTGTCGATCCGGAGATAGGCCTTGGCGTCGGCGAGTGCCGCGGCGGCGATTTCGGGCGCGACGCTCATCGCGCGGCGCCGGCAAGGCGTAGGAAGCGGCGCATGGCGGGCTCCTGCTGGAATGGTAAAGCTGCATCCTCCCCTCCAAGGGGAGGGGGACCGCCGGCAAAGCCGGTGGTGGAGGGGTGGAGGCGGGCGATACGATACGGTCGCGCGACGCGGTGTCCGTATCGCCCGGCCTCGCCGCCCCCGCGAGGGGGACGCGCAGCCGCCCCCCCACC